TGTCCTCCAGAACCAAGTCCAAGTCAGACAGCTACTCCTACTAACACTCCAACTAATACGAGCACTCCAACCAACACACCGACTATCACTCCAACTCCAAGTATAACACCTTCTACAGTTCTTGAAACTTGTGCTTTTTTAACAGTAAGAACTGATGCAAGTTTAAATGTTCCGATTACAGGTGTTGAGGTTAATACCATTCCAGTTACTTATTTATCGGGTTCTACCTTTACAATAACTACGTCTGATCCTCCAGGTTATTTCAATACAACACAAACAGGATCTAGTGAGACAGTAACTGTAAATTATGGATCTAACATTTCAGGCCAACACATAGATTTAACTGATTGTAATTCTGTGGTTCATTGTTGCGATCTAAACCCTGGTGGTGGAACTTGCACTTTTACAGGTGTTGATTTAAGTTGTAGTTGTAATTGGACTATTGAAGCTTTCGATGGTACTTGTTAAACGCAATTAGAGACGAATTATGACCGATTAAACTAAAAATGATATTTCATATTATGAAGACAGAGAAGATTGAAAATAACGACCCTAATGAGTTTATAGACCCAATAGGAGACTTAAGAAGAAGCCTGAACCAAGAATTACCTGAAAGGGATAAGTTCCATAAGTTCTATAATCAATTAAAAAACTTACCCGAGTTTTTTGAGATTGCTAAAAAGAGACAAAATAAGTAATGGCACAAACACAAACTTTACAAGTTAAAATTGACGCAGCGATAAATGCTGAAGCAACCCTCAAAACCTTAAGGGAGTTAAAACAACTCCAAAAGGAAACTGTTGCGGGTAGTGCTGACTATAAGAAGATACAAGCTCGTATCAACGACATCGGTGATGCTGCTAAAACAGCAAAGGGACAAAGTGAGGATTGGATTGACGCTTTAGCAGGTGCTGGTGGGCCTATCGGTATGTTAGGTCGTGGATTAGATACTGTAACCAGTTCAACTAATAAGTTCGGTCTTGCTCTTAAAGCGACAGGTATTGGACTTATTGTAGGTTTAGTTGGGATGTTAGTAAAAGCTTTTAGTGAGAACGAAAAAGCGATGAAGAAACTTGAACCCATAATGATTGCTTTTGAGCAGATCTTGGGTGGTATATTCGCAGCACTTGAACCTGTATTTGACGCATTCGTTGGTTTAGCGGTTAAAGCTATGCCATTAGTTACCAGTGCTATCAAAGTTGTTTATGTTAGTATCTCAACCTTATTACAATCATTAGGGAAACTTGCGTCTTCAATTAGTAAATTATTTTCAGGTGATTTTAGTGGAGCGTGGGAAGATGCGAAGTCATCAGTTATGGACTTTGGTAAGACCTATACCGAAACAGCCAAGAAGTTTGATGAAGGTGCATCACAAACAACAAAGACACAAAAGAAAAACCTTCAAGAACAATCTGACGCACATAAGAAGTGGTTGGATCAACAAAAGGCAATATACACCGCAGATGAAAAGGCAAGACAAGCCAATTTAGACAAAGCAAAATCGATCGCATTAGATGGTGCTAAAACAGAACAAGAGAAATTAGCGATTGAGAAAAAATATGCTGAAGATACTTATAACTCAAAGAAAAAATTATTAGAGGATCAAGCAAAACTTTATCCTAAAGGATCACAGGAATATAAAGATTTTCAATCTCAATTAACGGCTCTTGATGCTGACTACATCAACAAAAAGACAGAGTTTAGAAATAAAGATCTTGAACTCGCAAAAAAAGCGTTTGATGATGAAGTAAAATCAGCACAAGAAGCAAACAAAAGAAAAATTGATGACCTTACCGCAACATTCAACTTACAAAAAGAAAAGTATGGTGAGAACTCAAAGGAAGCAAGAGCAGCACAAGATGCTATTTTTGAGGCACAGGCTCAAGGATTAGAAAATGAGAAAAAACTTTATGAAAGTAAGAATGAACTTACCAAAGAAGAAAAAGCACGACTTGAAGACATCAAAGTCGCTCAAACAAATCTTACCACAACAGTCCAAATTGAAAATGAGAAGAGGATAAAAAGTGATAGGGATACAATAGCGAAAAGATTAGACGACGAGAAAAAAGCAAGTGATGAGAAGTTTAGTCGTGATATGCAAAACGCTGGTTTGAACTTTGAACTTCAACAACAAATCTTACAGGATAAGTTAAGGGCTGATGAAGAATATTTTGCCGCTCAAGAAGCTCTTTATGCCGGTAATAAAGAAAAGTTAAATGAGATAGATGCGTTAAGATTATCAAGTCAAGCGACCTACGCTCAACAGGAAGAGGAGATAAGACAGAAACAAGTTCAACTAAATATTCAAGCAGCAGACGCAGCTATCAACGCTCTTGGAGCTGAAACCGCAGCGGGTAAGGCAGCTCTTGTTGCAAAATCATTTTTATTAGCCAAGGAACTTGTGTTAGAGGTTAAAAGAACAATTGCTTTCTCAAAATTATCATTAGCCGAGAGTAAAGTTGCTGTCGCTACAGGTGCAGCTAAAACAGCTAAAGTAGGTTTTCCACAAAATATACCTCTATTGATTTTATATGCGGCTCAAGCTGTATCTATCATCAAGACAGTTATTGACGCTACAAAAATGGCTGGTGAAGCAGGTAGTGCTGGTGGTTCAACAGATGTGGGTTCAGTTCCAACAGGGACAGCAGTTCCAAAACCAAGAGGTATGGCTACAGGTGGATTGGTTCAAGGAGTAGGAGGCCCTAAAAGTGATATGATCCCTGCTATGTTGAGTAATGGTGAGAGTGTAATAAACGCACAATCTACCTCTATGTTTAGACCATTACTATCATCAATCAACGAGATCGGTGGTGGTAGAAGATTTGCTGAAGGTGGATTATCTGTGGGTTCATTCAGTCAAGATCAAACTTTATCACAACTACAAACGATGATGAATACACAACAAGTACCAATCAAAACTTATGTTGTTGCGAGTGATATGTCTAACCAACAAATGATGGATAGAAATATAAAAACTCGTTCAACACTATAAAAGATTGAACTTATTAAATAAATTGATATTTATTAGTATATGACCCCTAAAATTATTGAGCTTATTATTCAGGACGGAGATGAAGAAGCGGGTTTAGATGGTATTGCGTTGGTAGAGATGCCAGCACACGAAGCAAACTTTGAGTATTTCAATCAAGAACAAGAAACACCTTGTGAGGACGGCAAATGTTCTCACTATATTCTTGCTGATGAGAAAATACCTCAAGTAATCCAAATGTTCCACGCTTACGGAGAACCACAAGGATTTCTTGAAAAAGAAGGTTGGGAAATAACTGCGGTAAAACCAGTTGGAAAACAAGAGTTCCAAATAATCTCTAATCCCAATATACCATCAGCACAAGACACTCCTGATGTAAGATTTAGATATAAATATGTAGGCCCTAAAGATGACTTAAATAGAACATTCTGTGCTGAAATGATGGATGCTCGTAGAGTATTCCGTATTGAAGACATTATGGAAATGAGTAATCGTTCTGTAAATGAAGTAGGGCCTGATGGATACGATATATTCACTTGGAGGGGTTCGTATAACTGCCGTCATAGATGGGTACAACTTATGTATCAAAGAACAGGTAGAATCGTAAATAACGATGGAGTTGATACAGGAGTAGAAGATGAGGATAATATGCCAGGGCCAGACACAAGAACAACAGCAACTATTGAAGCAGGAAATACTCCACCAAGAGTAGGTTTCTCATCATCAAATCCTGATGTAAGTGCTTTAAGTCCTTATGTGGATCAAATCAAGAAACCAGTAAAGAAACCTGTATTAGCATCATTACCTCTTTTTGAGAAACAAGAAGACGCTGAAGCAATCGCTATGTTAATTGGTTGTGAAGGATCACACGAACATTCTTACGGAGACAAGAAATTATTTATGCCTTGTAAGGCTCATCCTAAAGAAGATACTGACTATATTACCGATGGTGAAACTGACCCTGATGATGTTGGTGGAAGTGATAATCCTATGGATAATTTTGGTTTGGAAGATGCTTGTTGGGAAGGATACGAACCAATAGGTCTCAAAGATGATGGTTCTCCTAATTGTGTTCCTTTGAAAGCTGCTATGGAAATGATGAAAGAGGAGTTCCAATCTTACGATGACTATCCTTCATCAGTTAAAGGTAATGCTTGTAAAGCCATCAAGTGGAAAGAAGAACACGGAGACGAAGTTAAAGGTATGACCCAAGTAGGTTGGATTAGAGCCAATCAATTATGTAAGGGTGAGAAGATAAGTGAAGAAACAATT